AAGACAGAGCACTTCGAGCGGATGCCGCTTGAGGCCCTTGAACGGTGCCGCCGTGCGGTAGACCAGCAGCCGCTTGGGCGCCCGGCCGATGCGCAGCGCCGGCGTGTCGCCCAGCCGCTCGCGGGCCAGCTGCTCGATACGCAGGGCCAGCTCGGCGTCGTCGGCGATGTCGATGTCGACCGCGACGACCGCACCGCCCACGATGCCGACGCCGGCGTCCGGCCAGCCGCTCCATTGTTTTAGCTCGAGTTCGGTCGTGGCGCGCACGGCATGGCGGGTCCAGGCCGGGTAGTCGCGCCACTGGTCGTCCCGATAACAGCCCGGCTTCTTGGTCCCGGGCTGGATCGGGAGGATGGCATAGCCATTGGCCACCAGGCGCGCGCCGAACCGCGCCATGAAGCTGGGCGCCGCGCTCAAAACGGCACCTGCTCGGACATGCCGTCGAGCCGGCCACGGTCCTTTCCGGCGAGATCGCGCAGGTGATCGCAGTAACCGGTGACGATCACCTCGATCAGCGTCTGCCACTCCCCGAGGCTGAACTGTGCGAGATCGCTCTTGCCCAGGCTGTCGAGATACTCGCCCGCCATGGCACCACCGTGCTCCATCGCGGCCCGCTCGTTCGGCGTCGGGTCGATCATGCCTCGTCTCCCATGGCAGAGGTTCTGACAGGGGATCGAGCAAAGCTGCCGGTAGCTTGTGTCGCGCCGGGGATCGCTGATGCGATAGCGCGCATCGAACCAGCCGAAGCCGCGGGGCTCGCGGTGGCAGACGGCGCAGAGGCCTGGGTGCATGGTTCTAACCTATGATTGACGATCTCGGTGAAGCGGCCGCTCGGTCGCACGAAGATGGCATTGGGCGTCGTGAGGGTGTTGGTGGCGCCCAGGGCCTGGTCGATCGTGTCCGGCACCGGCATCGCGCTGCGCCGCTGCCACCAGTCGACCGCCTTCTGGCGGGCGTAGCCGGTATGCTCGAAGCAGATCCACTCGCTGTGACGCACGAGCCCGCAGCGATAGTCGACGCGCAGCGAGGATGGCTTTCCGGGCTTGTCGTGCCGGCTGTAGCTCACCTCCGACACATCGAGCCATTGCGCCCGCACGGTGGACAGGATGGCGAGCGTCGTCGCTTGGGCCGCGACCTTGACCTCCGGCGGCGGGAACTGGTGGCCGCAGTCGGGACACTGGCGCACGGCGGCCGCCAGGATGCTGTCGCAGTCCGGGCACACCTTGGTCGGCGCCGGGCCCTCGCCCTCGGCCGGCTTCCTTGCCGTCACCGCATCGATCGGCCCGTGCCGGGCGACGTTACCGGCGAAGTCGAGCACCAGGCAGTTGTCCTTGCCCGGGGCGAGGCGCGTGCCGCGACCGGCCATCTGGACGTAGAGCCCGGCGGACTTGGTGGGGCGCAGCATGGCAATCAGGTCGACCGCGGGGGCGTTGAAGCCGGTCGTGAGCACGCCCATCGAGGCCAGAGCCCGGATCTCGCCCCGCTTGAAGGCGGCAATGATGCGATCGCGCTCGCCCGACGGCGTGTCGCCGAAGATCGTGGCGCAGCTCACGCCCCTCTCGCGCAGCGCCTCGGCGACGTGCGTGGCATGCTCGACACCTGCGCAAAAGGCCAGCCAGGACCGGCGGCCCTCGCCATAGGCCAGGATCTCTTCGATCGCAGCCTTGGTGATCGCCTCGCGGTCGACGGCAGCCTGTAGCTGACCTGGGATGAATTCGCCGCCGCGACTGCCGACACCCGCGACGTCGAGTGTCAGGTCGGTCATCTTGCTGACCAGCGGGCAGAGGTAGCCGTGGTCGATCAGGTCGCGGATAGAAACCTCGTAGGCGATGTCGGTGAACAGCCGGCCCTCGCCCTCGTGCAGCAGCCCGCTGTCGAGCCGATAGGGCGTCGCGGTGAACCCGATCACTTTTAGCTGCGGGTTGATGCGCGACAGCGTGTCGAGGAAGCGCCGGTACATTGTGTCGGAGGCTCGTGGAATGAGATGGGCCTCGTCGATCAGCACCAGATCGCATTGCTGCACGTCGTAGGCGCGGCGGTGGATCGACTGAATGCCGGCGAACAGCACCCGCGCCCCGATCTCGCGCTTGCCGAGGCCCGCCGAGTAGATGCCGGCCGGCGCCTCGGGCCACAGGCCCATCATCTCGGCATGGTTCTGGGCGATCAGCTCGCGCACGTGGGTGACCACGAGAATCCGCTGGTCGGGCCAGCGTTGCAGCACACCCTGGATGAACGAGGCCAGCACGATCGACTTGCCGCCCGCCGTCGGGATCACCACGCAACAGTGGCCGGAATGACGAGCATAGTAGTCGTAGATCGCTGCAACGGCGGCCTGCTGGTAGGGACGAAGGCTCAGCATGGGACACCATCCCGGGCATCGTTCACCCATTGCGTGCCATCGGCCAGGCGATAGACGACATGATCGTGGCCGGCGTCCGTGACGTCGCCGTGCACGAGTTCGGGCACGAACAGGTGCTTGCCGCAGCCAGCACGCTGAGCGGCTCCATCGATCGGCCGTTCGAACCGCGCGCACTGCCAGCCGCCCTCAACCGGCGTTGCATGCAGGCAGGTCCGGCAGTTCGATTCCGCCGCGGCGACCTCGTGGCAGACGGCACGGTGATCGCAGAACCGGCATTCCCACCAGGCCGGATCTTCCGAGATCCGTGATGGCGGCCGCTTCGCCTCGATCACCCGCCGGGCCCTGTCGAGCAGGCGGACGGCGGCCGCGCGGTCGGCATGCACGCGCTCGACATGCAGCGCGTCGGTGTCCTTGCAGACAGCCACGTACAGGGCGCGGTCGAGACCGGTCAGATGCATATAAATCTGCATCTGCGCCCAGTGCTGCGGCTTGGAGAGCGCCACCTTCTTGGCGACAAGATCGCGGAAGCTCTTGGCCGAGTGAGTCTTGAACTCGACCACGTGCCAGGTCTTCGGGGCCTCCCTCAGCCCGATCGCCACGGCATCGAGCGAGCCGCCGAAGTGGCCGCCATGGGCTTCGACCCGCCATTGCCGGCCGGTCTCGGGGTCGACCTCCAGCACAGTCGCCCCCGTCATGCGCAGATTGCGCACCAGACGGGCCTCTTCCAGGTGACCGGTCTCGAACAGCCGCAGGATGCGCCCCGGGAACTGCGGCAGCGTGGCCCAGCGGAAGTCGTACCAGAGCGCCCGCTCGCACGACTTGCCGATCAGCGAGGCGCCGAGGTGCTCGCGGAACCCCTCGCGGTGTGCGGCCTCGTAGGCCGAGTAGATCGCCGTGAGCGTCGGCGTGGGAGAATCGGGCAGGAGTGCCATTACAGCCCCTCCCCGCCCGCCCGGCGGCGCGCCTCGCCGAGGAGGCCCCACCAGGTCGCCTCGTCGTACCGCTCGCGCAGCACCGCGATCAGGCAATCCTTCAAGGACTCGCGCCGCGGCACGGGCTGGCGGACCACGCTGGCACGCTCGCGCTGCAGGTGGCGGAGCGCCGTCTTGGCACGATGGAACCAGCGCGGGTCGATCGGCTTGCCGTTCGCCTGGCGCTGCAGGTCGGCGGCCGCGATCTGCGCCTTGATAGAGGCCATCGCGTCGTCGATCTCGGCAAGACGGGCGCGCGGCTCGGGAATGAGGTGTGCTGTCATATCGGGTTCTCGGAGCTGGAGGGCGTGGCCGCCGGCGGCATCGGGCAGGACGCAGCCGGCGGAGGATGTGACGGAGATCACGCCGAGCGCTTCCAGGGTGCCGTCTTGAAGCCGCCGGAGGCCAGGCCTGGGGCGGGTGTAGGCACCGCCGCCGGCGGCGGAGCGGCGGGACGCGCGAGCGCTGCGGGCTGGGGCGCGGGCACTGTCCGTTCCAGCGGCTGGTAGCGGATCTTGTTGCTCTCGCCGTAGCCGTTCTTCGGCGGCTGGACCTGCACCACCGCCATGAACGGGATCAGGTGCAGCTCCTCGCTGTCCTGGACTTGCAGGCGCCCGGTGGCATGGCAGATCGCCGAGAGCGTGCGCTGGGCGATCTCGACCGTCTGGCTGTTGGCATTCACCAGGTTGAGGCGATCGAACAGCTTGCGCCCCTGGTACGGCCCCTCCAGCACGTCGATCTCGAGATTGAGGTACTGGCCCATCCCGTCCTTGGTCAGGCGCATGTCGCTGTTGACGATCTGCGCCGGGTACCTGCCGGGCGGCAGCACCTCCAGCGGCTTGACGGGATCGACGCCGGTGGCGTCGAAGGTTGCTCCGAGATTGGCCATAAAATGTCTCCTGTTCGGTTAGGACTGGGGTTGCGGCATCGCCGCGGCGAAGGCCTGCCAGTCGAGCGGCAGCATGTCGGGCAGGCCGTATCTGTTCTTGGCGAGGAAGGCGGGGCGCTCGGCGGTGTAGAGAACGCGCTCGCCGCTCCCTAGCGCCCGCGTGACCTTCTTGTTGAAGCCGACCTCGGACTTCACCGTGCTGATGCGGTAGTTGGCGAACAGCACGACGTCGGAATGCTCCTGCAGCAACGCCGAGGCGCGGGCATGAAGCTTGATGACGTAGCGGTCGTAGGGTTCGTGCTCGGGACTGTCGAAGCGCTTGATGTCGGTATGGGCGAGCTGGATCACCGTCATGCCGCGCTCGTCGCGCAGCGCATTCAGGCCATCGAGATACTGGCGCCACAGGTCGAGGGCGGCGATAAAACCCTTGCCGTAGCCCGGGTCTTCGATCGAGCGCCAGCCGTTGTCCTTGCAGGCGCGCTGCCAGACCAGCGGTTCCAGCCAGTCGACGCTGTCGACCACCACCGTCCTGTAGTCGTGCGGCTCGCTGTAGAGCGCGGCCAGCGCCTCCATCACCGCGTCGAAGCTTTTAGCCAGCGGGAAGTGCGGCACCTTGATCTTGCCGAGCCCGTCCTCGGTCGGCACGACGATTGGCTTGTCGGAGCTGGTCGCGAAAGTGGTCTTGCCCACGCCGGCTACGCCGTAAGCGAGGATCCGCGGCGGCGACAGTGCCGTCGTGGATTTAAGGGACGCAAGCGAGATGGCCATTACGGGTGCTCCTTGAGGGTGAGAACGAAGCTCGCCTTGCCGGTCTTGACGGTGCGTGCCGGCGTAAAGGCAGTGCGAATGGTCTCGGGCCAGGCGGTGTACTTGCGCTCCGGCACCTTGATCGCGATGTCGACGTACTGGCCGGGGTCGTCGCCGCCGGCGCGGATGCGCTCGACCAGCTCGACCATTCGGTCCTGGTCCCAGTCCACCCGCTTGGGCAGATCGGCCACGACCGTCACACCGTCCTGCTCGAACCGAATGGTGCCGGTGTCCTTGCCGGCCTCACGGCGCAGGGTCTGGGCATGGTCGGAGAAGCGCAGGGCGATCGCGCTGTCGATCCACTCCTTGAGCCGCTTGCTGGTATCGAGCGCGGCTGCAGCATCTTCCTGCAGCAACGCCAGATGCTCGGCAGGCAGCTGCGCGATCTCGCCGATCGGCATAAGGCCGATGTCGTCGAGGCGCGGACGATTGGCGGTGTTGTTCGACATCATGCGACCTCCGAAGGAGAAAGTGATCCGGGACGACCCGGGGTCGTTGCGACCCCGACGTGCGATGGGGCCGCGGTCTCGGCGCTGCCCTGCCCCATGACGGCCTCGTAGAGGCGGTCGAGCCGGTCGGCCTCGTCGAGGCACTCCATGCCTTTCAGGCGCATGAAGCGGCGCGCGGCATCGAGTTGGGCGGGATCGGCGATCAGCTCCTTGACGGACACTTCCTCGTCGCGCTCGGGCACGAAGTAGGACGGCCGCCGCAGCCGCCGCACGAACGACAGGAACGACGTATCGATCTCGCCAAAATCCGACTGGCCGGCCCCGTCGCGTGCGCTGTGCAGCACGCGCTTCACCTCGGCGATGCAGCCGGTACGCAGCATGCGCGACGCGCCCTCCGCCTCGGCGGCATCGGTCGTGTTGGGGAAGACCGATCGCAGGATCTGGTCGACGATGCGTGGGGCGCTGCGGCCGACCTGGTCGGCCGCCTCCCAGACATGGTGTGTGAAATCAGCTGTTCGCTTGAGCACGTGCGGCCTCCAGGATGGTGTTGAGAGCGTCCCGCCCGCGCGTCAT